ACTGGCAATTACATAAGATAGAATTGTTGTAATCCCTTCAAAGTGAAGGCATTCTGGACGAGGGTTCGATTCCCTCCATCTCCACCAGAAGCACATTAGAAAGCAGACCAGTTCTTATTTCTGATCACAATAGTCATAACAGGCTTAGAGTACAATGTGTTTCTGATGGGGATGACCTGGTTTCGACAGGGTGAGATAATAGAGAAGGCAACACGATAGGCGATGATCGTTAATCAAGCAAAACTACAAATGCAAATGACGCATTTTATGGTGAGGATCGCCTAGCAGCGTAACTTACTTGGGGTTTGAGGGAGTGTACCTTATTACCAAAACACTCCCACCTTTTCACTTGACAAATGGTCAATTGTGTGAGATAATGTTATATTACTGACTAACTCATGGAGTTATTATATTATGTCTAATTTGACAACAATTTTTAGTCCACTGAATCGTCCAGATCATAGGCACGATTTACGTTTATATCCTATACGTCTTATTAAAGAACCAATTGCCCGAGCGGAAGTAGGATATATCAATTTAGTTGATTCTCCAACAAATTCTGGGAAAACACATTATACAATTCAATCTTTGTTTGAATATGCAGTTGCTGGTGCTGATCGCCAAATTTTTACTGCTGGTTCAAAAAGTATTGTTGATCAAGTAGTAAAAGATGCCAAAAAATTTAGAGATAAGTCTAACGATGTTCGTGTTTTAAAGACAGTTATTTTTGAAAGTCATCAAGTTTATGAATTTTTAACTTCAACATTACCAAATCCAAAAATACTATTCATAACTATTCAACTAGCATCTGTTGAGAAAAATGGTATACGAGATAAACTTTTGAACTGTAATATTTTTCGTATATTTTATGATGAAGCAGATTTGGGTGGCAATAGTGATAACGAAATGAAAGCATTAGAGACACAAGAGAAAGTTAAAGGATACAACGCAACCTTTTTCACTCTTCTGGATGAGTTTCGCCAGCGCGGCACTATAGTTATATGTACTACCGCAACTCCATTGAAAGAACAGATGGAAGAATTTCTAGTACATAAAATGTTTTCGGGTAAAGATGAAATCTTCAAGCACTTAAATAAAGATGTTCCATGGCCAACTCAAGATGAATTGACTGAGGGTTTTAAACAACTTCGCCATTTAAAAACATACGATACAGAAAAAACATCGTATGGAGAAATTATAAAAGATGCACTTGATTTGTATTATGATAAGTCGAGAGAGTTATCAGCAATAGACACTTTGATTTTAACTATGGATCCAAGTGCTCCTATAGGATATAAAGGGATAGTAGTCTTTAATGGTGGTCCACAATACAAGTCTGGTAAAGTTAGTCCGAACTCATTAACCGTACCACACACATTAGATGAAATCATAAAATATCTTAATGAAAATTGTTCTCATCTTTTCACAAAAGATTGTTATCCTATTCTAGTGGCATATGATAATAAGTATATTGCCTATAATTTAAAAGGAAAAAGTAAAATAATCAAGACTTGGAATGAATGTGCTGACAAATTGAATGATGTCAATGATCCTCTATGTTTTGTATGCTATGTTGCAAAAATAGGTCGCGGCGTAAATATTCCAAACATTTCTATGGTTGTTTCACTGAGAGAGCGACTCCAACCTAAAAAAGACAAAGATTTTTACAGAACACAATCAATCGTGCAATTTTATGGTAGAGCAATAAGAACAAATTATGGTTTAGATGAATCACAGGGTTTGGATTTCCATTTTGCATCAGAACCTATAAGATGGATAGATGAGAAATACCCGTTTGATCATGAAATCAAAAATTTATACATGAAGCATTTTAAATTAACAAATTCGTTTGATATTCTATCTCCCGAGAATGCTACCTTTGATGCAGCAAATGAACTTTGGACTAAAAGATATGTTACAGGTATAGAGAACAGTCAGTTCAACGGATACTTTAGTCCAGTTGAAGTGGCCTCAGTTGCATCATCAACTACGGTAACACAACCTCATAAACCAACATGCAATTGTCCAGATTGTCCAGTTCATAATGAAAAAGTAAAACAGGGTTTAGATAAAACTTTAGGTATTACTCAATGATAGTATACAAATCAAATTATCGTGATCATTGGCTTTCTCCATACACCATATTGGAGAAAGTTTTCTTTTGGCGTGAAATCGATTATGATGAGCCAATCATTGAGAAACTTTCCAATATACTCAATCCATTTTGTGTAGCATGGCAAAAGTTTCTTGACTTTGTACATCCACGAATCAATTATGTTAAGATTGATTATTACGATACATGGTCAATGGATTCTACATTGGCACCTATCATTTTACCGATGTTGAAGCAACTCCGTGATACCAAACACGGTTCGCCACAAGTTGATCCTGATGATTTGCCAGAATACATGCGAACAACTGATACTGGAGATTGGGATTCACAACGAGTATTTGATTTCTACAATGAAGAACAACCTGATGGTTATGATGTTCATAAAAAATGGGATTGGGTACTGAATGAAATGATTTTTGCCTTTGAGCATCTGGTTGATGACGAATGGGAAAATGAATTTAGTTCTGGTGTGATGGATCATATATTTGTTCCATGTCCAGATAATCCTAAACTGTCAACGATGGAAAACGGTCCTAATCACACATATGTCTGTGACTATGACGGTATACAGAAAGTTAATGAGCGTATAGGAAATGGATTGCGTATGTTCGGCAAATATTTCCGTCACCTCTGGGATTAAAAGTAACTAAATAAAGATACTGGCATCACACACACAATCCGCCAGTATTACACACACAGGAGTAACTATGAGCAACTTGACACCGTTCGAGATTCGCCTTGAACTTTTAAAAATGGCGAAAGACATGTTAGCCGATGAGTATTACGGTAAGCGTGAATCAATCAGTAACGACTGGTCAACAAAAGTCGAATCTGCAAAACTAAATGGTGGAACCATACCAGATCATCCAGGTTTCCCACCATATCCCACAGAGAACGAAATCATAAACAAGGCACAAGTCTTGAATGGATTCGTTTCAAACATTACAGTAGATAAACCAAAATCAAAATCATCTACCTGATGGGACCGAGGGTGCTTTGGCACTCTCCTAACTAACAAGGAGAAATTATGCGTTTTCTAACACTGGCACTTTGTGCCGCATTTGCAAGTTTCGTTTTATTCTTTAGTCATTCTATGGCGCAGGTTGTTGTGCCTACTAAAATGAATGTCGAACTGCAAGACCTAACAAAAGAAGCAAGGGCTGAAGTTGAGTGCCTTGCTCAAAACATGTTCTTTGAAGCAGGTCAAGAACCTAGAGAAGGACAACTTGGTGTAGCATTTGTCACACACAATAGAGTATTAAACGGTAAATACCCAACAAGTTATTGTGGTGTGGTAAAACAAAAAGTAGGTAATGTATGTCAGTTTTCGTGGTATTGTGAACCAGCAGCACGTAAAAGACTCTTGACATTAAGTAACAATCCGTTGTATAATGATATTACTGACTTAGCATTGAGATTTTATCTTTATACGAATGAGTTTGATGACCCAACGAAAGGTGCTTTATTTTTCCATGCAGATTATGTGAAACCTACTTGGAATAATATGAGAAGAACTGCTTATATCGGGAGACACATTTTTTACAACAGGGTTAAACAAGGAAGTGTATGATTTTATCAAGCAAAAAGGAGAAGGTGATTATGGAAGAAGTGAAACAAAAAGGATTAGGTCATGTAACTACTTTTGCTGTTACATTAGTTCTACTCTCAATTGTTGTTGCTGTAGGTGTTTATGCGATGAACGACCGTAAACTCATGGCAGCAAATATTGAAAACGCTATTCAAAAAGGAATTGATCCATTGACTGTACGATGCTCGTATGCTCGAGGTGATGATACAATCTGTGTAGCACATGCCGCAGCAAGCGGTCGTAAATTTTAATTATTAAGGAGATATATTATGAATAAACTTGGTCAATACCATGAAGATGAACGTGGTCATTATAGTTTTAATTTTACTGATAATGATGGTAAACATTTAACCGTATCATTTCGTGCTGACTATTATGATATAGATGTCGTGTTCAATGAGTTTCGAAACTTTCTAATTGCATCGGGTCATGATATTGAAGGAGAGATTGGTGAAGTGTTTCAAGATAACGAAGATTATGATGATTCTGATGAAGTTCATGCGATGACACAAGCACAAGCGGCAGATAAATTCTCCATGGATCATTTGCCTAACAATGGATGGCCGTTCGGTGGACTAACAACTACTGACATTTCAGCACTTCAAGCACCACAACATGATTGGAATAAACTGAATCAATATCCAACGATGGCACCTATAACTTCACAACAAGTTCAATCATGGAGTTTAGATACTAAAGGTATTCAAGCATTGACTTCTGCTGACATTGAAGCATTAACTTTCAAAGCACCAGGAACAATTGGTGGCGCAAAGGTTACATTCTAAGATGCCAACAAAAGATGAGATGATGAAGTTCACACTAGAGATTGAAACTTTAGTGGCGAACACGGATTATACTTATCTTGAGGCAATAGTTGAACATTGTAAAGAGACGGGTTTGGAGATGGAAGTAGCAGCATCGCTTATCACTCCAAATCTCAAATCGAGAATACAAGAACAAGCCGAGAGATTGAATTTATTAAAAACTAAAAGTGGTCGTTTACCTGTATGACTGGATATGAAGCATTCTGTTTATATTCTTCTCTCAAACTGCATTTTACACAAGAGTCTTATGATTACTTTAAGTATGGCGGTAAATCAAGGACAAGTATAGAAGCATTTGAGAACAAGAAAGATAAATGGTTTTATTACAAACTGAGTCGGAGATTTGCCAATGATGAGCAGGCTAGAGATTTTATTGTTGCTAATCTTGTGTATAATTCTGATGTATGGATTGGACATTTATTGACGGGTGATTGTGATATTCATTATCATGCAAGGCAGAAAGTAATTCAATCGCTATCTTATACTTTTACCAATGAGATTGAATCATTGATGAAGTATGGAAATCCAAATAACTTGTTAATGATACGGGATGATATGCAATATCCTATATTGTTAGGTAGTTTATTATATGGTGAAGTATCAATTGAAACAGTATGCATATTGAATTCACTATTGAACTTCTTGCCTATGTGGGATAGAAAAATTGAAGATACGATTCACTATCCTAATACAAGTTTGAGAATAAAGAAATACACACCGTTTATAAAATTTGATCCAACGAAATATAAATTAATCCTGAAGAAAGCACTACATGAAAATACAGAAACTTTACCTTGACATGGACGGTGTTCTATGCGACTTCAACAAGCGATATAAAGAATTGTGGCAAGTTGATCCGAACGCAAACCGTGAACGTGGTGAAAAGCGTGATTTCAAATGGGACGAGTTTGTAAACGGTAATAATTTTGAGACACTTGATTGGTATTCTGGTGGTAAAGAACTATTGAAGTTTGTTCTTACCTTAGATATACCAATTGAGATTCTATCATCATCTGGTGGTAGATCACATCATGAAGCAGTAAAGAAGCA